CATTCAAAACTGTTCTCTGGATTGGAGGACTTCTACACTGGGTTATTCGGAAAAGCTGGCTTGAACACAAGTTTTTGTAAGCGGTTCCTTGATGTGCTCAGTGATATGGTAAATGCCAAGGTGGCGTTTCCTGGAGGTCACATTTTCCAGCTGTTTCAGGGAATGAAAAGTGGATGGGCCAATACAGCCAATGATAATACACTAATTCATGAAGTGATTTTTAGATGCATGATGAAAGAACTTCGGATTCCTATCCTGCACCTGCTTTATGGCGATGACAACTTTATGTTAGTTCCTGATAGTGTTACTGATGAAATGTTGAAGGAGAGTTATGCACTCTTTGGATGCGTTGTCGGGAGGATTCATTCCTCAAGATACATTGGTGACCTTGATTTTCTTTCTAAGTATGTCCATTACCGTAACGGAAAGTATTTTACTTTTCGGCCTCCTGTCGAGACTCATGCTAGATTGCTTATGCCTGAAGAGTTCAATCCTAACAGTCGTGAACGGCCTGATGCCGTTATCGCTGCTGAGAGGGCTCTAGGTCATTTGCTTGATAACCCTTTCTCAAAGAGTGTACGAGATGTGTGCTATGATTTCTTAAAGAGACTTCAAAAGGACTATTGTATCGGCCATATCTTCATTGATGAACAAACCGCAAAGAAACATCCTTGGCGCAACTTAGGCTTAGTCGGTAAGTTTCCAACGGTCCCGACCGTTGAATTCATCGAACAGCTTTACGGGGTGGCTCCGTGCCCCCTTTCGTCGCCATGGCCATGTATGCCTTCGTTGGTCAAATTCAATGAAGATGACCGTTCTCCGTTCATGACCAGTTATGAGACTGCGTATTCGTATTCTCGTGATGTGACTAGACGTATGTCAGAAATCAGCAGAAAGAGATACAAGAAATTGGTTTCGCATGTTTCCCCTTACCGCGTTCCTAAACACGTTTACGGGACTCATGCTGCACGCTTGGAGTTCGCTGTCATTTATTTTCAGCTTGATCTGAGCGTGTGCCTTGATTTTGGTTCTCATCCGGGCGCTTGCGCTGCTTCTATGCTCAAGCGAAGTTCAGACGTTACCTGCGTCTCCCTGAAGCCTGATGTTGATTCCAGACAGCCGTTTTGTCCTTACGTATTTCGCGAGGATGCTGTTAAGTTTCTTATCATGGATGCTGA